CAACGATTTTCGGTCCTTCAAACAGGACGCCGATCGTAGGGACATGCAGCGCTTCAGGGGTCAATAAGTGCCGAGTAATAACTTTGCCAACACCAGTTGGGTATCGATGGAGGTTTTGCGCCTCCTGGTCAACAAGCTGGTGGTATCCGAGTATTTCAACCGCTCCTGGGAGAAGGACTTCAACAAGGAATTCGCACCAGGCAGCACGATCCAAATCAAATTCCCGCAACGCTTCCAGACCGTCGACGGTATGGGTTATGCGCCGCAGGGAATCAACCGCATCACCACCACCGTGGCCCTCGATACCTGGATCCAGGTACCGTTTGAGTGGGATGACTATGAACGCGCGGTGAAGCTCGAGCGCTCCGAAGCGGAACTCAGGGAGAACTACTGGGAACCGGCCGGCGCCGCGATCGCGCAGGCGATCGACTCTAAGGCCGCCAATTTCGCGCGCCTCAACACGAGCAACTTCATCGGGCAGCTCGGTACCGACCCGACCACCGTGCAGGCCTATTACACGGCTCGAGCACTGCTAGAGAAGGAAGCCTGCCCACCCGGCAAGCGATGCATGCTGATCTCGACCAACATGATGGTCTCGATCGGCAGCAATATCACCAACGTCTTCAACCCGACCGATGAGATCACCCGTATGTTCAAGCAGGGGTCCATCGGGCGTCTCGCGGCATTCGAATTCTTCGAATCGAACAGCCTCTGGACGCACACCGCGGGAACCTGGGCCGGCGTCGTCAAAGTGATCGGTTCGAATCAGTCTGGCGCCGCTCTCGTGATCCAGGGGACCGCGGGAGACACCATCAACCCGGGCGACAAGTTCTCGTTCCAGGCCGTCAACATGACCAACCCGATGACGTACCGGTCGGCCGGCCCCCTGACGCCCCGTACGTTCACCTACCCCGGTCCGGCGCAGATCGTCCTGACCGGCGGCAGCGACACGATACCGATCCTGCCCCCGCTCTACGGGCCGGGCTCGCAGTACCAGAACGTCGATGCCCTTCCGCTGACCAACGCAGCCCTGACGCTCTTCCCGGGCACCGCCACCCCCAACGGCAAGAGCGGGACCGTGGGACTCGCCCTCTCTCGCGATGCGTTCGCTCTCGTGGGCGGCAAACTCTACCTCCCCAAAGCGGTGGAGTCCGCCTCTCAGCAACAGGACCCTGACTCGGGCATCGCAATCCGCAAGGTGATCGCGTGGGATCCGGTGAGGAGCATGCAGGTCAACCGCTATGACTCGCTCATCGGTTTCGGGGACCTCTACCAACAGAACGGCGCGGTGGCCGTACTCGGAGCATAAATATCATGCCCAGACTCTCTACTCATTTCTCCGTGCAGGACCCCCGGTTCGGGTCGGTGGTGATGCCGATGATCATCCCGGTCACGCTCACCGCGGCCGCCGTACTCACGCCTACGCAGTTGTTGAGCGGTTTTCTGATCTACAACGCTGCCGGCGCCGCCAACCTCACCCTGCCATCCGCGGCTGCCCTGGTCGATGCGATCCAGGGCGCAATGGTGGGCACCTCTTTCGAAGTCGAAGTCCGGAGTGCCGGCGCCGGGGCGGCGACCATCGTCGCGGGCCCCGGCGGAACCCTCTCGGGCGCCGGAGGAGTCGCCACGCTAAACTCCAAAACCATCCTGGTGAACCTTACCAACGTCACGATCGGCCAGGAGGCCTACACCGTGTACGCCAAGGGCGCCGGGACGTTCTAACGTCTCCTACTCCAATCAGGAGGGCCGGGCTCGCCATAGTCCCGGTCCTCCATTTTTATGCCGCTGAACGAATCCTCGGGGGCCATCAGCCACCTGACGGAGAAGCAACAAAAACAGGCCATCGAGGCCATCTACGGAGATCCCATGTCCCCTGACACACTGAGCTACGAAGACCGCGTCAGAATGCGCCGCATACTCGATGAGGCGGACCGCAAAGACGCTGTTGGCGCCACCAAGGAATTCGACCTCAACAAGCCGCCGGTCAAGCCCTACGTCTACCAGGAATTCCCGTTCCTGATGTATCACCATGCGACGAAGCAGACCAAGCCGGCCAGGAACAACGAAGAACGCGACCGCATGATGGACGCCGGCTGGAGTGCGGAGCCGTTTCCCTCCCAACCGACAGAGATTCCATTAACCGCCGAAGAGCATGCCGAAGCGGAAGAGATCAACCAGAAGCTGAAAAAAAGGAGAGCATAAATGTCGCCAGAAGCAAACAGCCAGGTAGCAACGCCCCCGGCCCCGGTATTCACCAGCGATCACCCGGAATATCCGTTCCTGGTCTACAACCACAAAACCAGGCAGACCAAAGCGGCAAAGGACGCGGACGACAAGGCAAAGCTCGCCGGGCAGGGGTTTGTCGACGATCCCTTCCCCCCGGAAGATCCCGACACACTCACCCAAGCCGAAGTAGCAGATCTGCAGAAGCTGCTCGCCAAGGCCGCCAAGGCTCTCGCGAAGCTGGGGAAGATAAGCGAAGAACCGGCAGAAGAGCCCGGGACCGCGCCCGCGGAATAAGCGCGCATGACCAGCAACATATCGGACATCCTGCTCGACGCATTGATCTTCGTTGGAGCCTATGCCCAAGGCCAGACCGCGAACACGGACGACATGTCGCTCGCCTTCCGGATCATCAACCGCAAAATCGATTCTCTGTCCGCGGAGAAACTCTCGATGGTGGGCATGATGCGTTACGGATTTCAACTGACCGGGCTGATCTCCTACACGTTCGGGCCGGGCCTTCAATGGAATGTTCAACAGCGCCCCATCAAGCTCAAGTCGGTCAGTGTGCAGGCGACCAACGGTGTGGAGAGGCCTTGCAGAATTACAACGGCCGACCAGTGGAGTGCGGTGGCGGATAAGTCCCGTACCGGCGTCTATGCGGAGGATTTCTTCTACGACAACGGGTATCCCTCGGGATTGGTCTACCTGAGTCCGATACCCTCGACCGGTTCGGCCGTAGTGTGGGCCTTCCAGCCGATTGCCCAGTTGCAGAGCCAGACGGGGACCGTGGACCTGGCGCCGGGATACACCGAGACCATCGTGATGATTGCCGCGGCGGAACTCTGTATCGCGTTCCAACGTCCGTTGACGGAAGAGCTGAACAACGCTGCCATGCAGGCAAAGAACGTCATTCAGCAATTGAATGCGGAACTCTTCAACGCTCCGGCGCCCCCGCCAGAGGGACCGGGCCCCACGGCGCCGCCGGCACAGAGGACAACCTGATATGCCCAACGTTACCCTTGGCCCCTATAACACCATTGCAGTCGCCGCGGCGAGCGGCGTCTACCACCTGTCGGGCGCGAGCGGTTTCGCCGCTCCAGTCGACGTGATGAACCTCGGACCGGGGTCCGTCTACATCCGGAGCGACAAGGATCCCACCGTCAATGACCCGGGCGCGCTGGCGCTGCCGGCGAATTGGGCCTTGAACGGATTGACGGCGGCCAACCTCGGCATCATTGCGGGGGCCGATACCACGATCAGCGTGCGCGTGCGCGTATAGAGCCCAATGGGATTCTCTTTCCAGTCCGGAGGCGACGGGAGTTTCAAACTGGGGCCGCAAACCCTGACGCCTCCGTCGACCCCGTCCGGCGCGCCTCCGGTGCAGGCCAACACCTCGGGCGGGAGTGGCGGAAGTACCACCAACACCCAGACCTTCACCGTACCGGTGACATCCGGCAACCTGCTGGTCTTATACATTTTCGACTCTACCGACCTGACCACCACCATCTCTTCCGTCGTCTGGAGTTCTGGCGGCGCCTGCGGGACCTTCACCCCGACACCTCTCTCTCCCATCACCGGGACGACGAGGCGCATGTGGGTCTACTACGCCCAGATCACGACGGGCGGATGCGTGGGGGTCACCATCACCTTCTCGGCATCGATCAACAGCGTCGTCATCTTTTCCGAGTACCCGGGGATGGCGACGAGCGGCGTTCTCGATGTGGAGGTGGCGGCCAACGGGACAGGGACCGCGATCAGTTCTGGTCCGGCGACCACCACCAACGCGAATGATCTCCTGGTGGGCGGGATCTTCGTCACCTCTTCCGGCGGCGGGACGCTGACGGCCGGATCCGGCTACGCTCTGCGGGTCAATAACGCCTCTACTAGTCACCGCGGGCTAGAGGACCAGAACGTCAATGCGACGGGCAGCTACGCCGCGACGGCCAGCTACTCCAGCTCGCAGACCTGGATTGCCCACCTCATGGCGCTCAAGCGGACGTCCTCCAGCGGCGTGCGGACGCCCACCAGTTTCTTTGTATCGAACGCCGGCAACGACGCGAACACCGGGCTCGATGCCGCACACTCATGGGCGCACGCGCCAGGAATGACCGGCGCGACCGGTGTGGCGGCCAGTACGGCACTCATACCGGGGGATGCGGTCCACCTGAACCGGGGCGATTCGTGGCTCAATACCACCCTGACCGTGCCGGCCGGAGGGTCCGCGTCCGGCCAGATCACTCTCACCGCGTACGGGACAGGCGCGAGGCCCATCATCAGCGCACCGGCCAGTAGCCCGGCCATCACCGTGACGGCCGCCAACATGGGCTACTGGACGATAGACAACATCGATCTGCGTACCTCTGGCAATATCACCGGCATCAACCTGCCCGCGAGCATCTACCACAACTACTGGGCGAGCGACATGCTGCCGGTCCCCAACTGGATCATCCAGAACTGCAACAGCAACGCTGCCTTCTACCTGAGCGGGCCCAACTCGACCGTCCGCGGCAATATCCTCGACGGCACCCCCAACAGCAATCCTCCGCTGGGCGGCATCGTGATCCGCGGCCAGGTCTCGACCAATGCGTTGATCGACAGCAACACCGTCTCGCACTTCGCGGACCGCGGCATCTGGGTATTCAATGGCGCGATCAATCCGGTGATCCGCTACAACACCGTGCATGACATCATTGCGGGATCTGACAACCAGGGGATGGGGATCAACGTGGACGGCGCCAATATCGCGGTGACCGGCGCCTACACCTACGGCAACCTCGTCTACAGTTGCGCCGGGATCGGCATCACGCACGAGAACGGGGCGGGCTCTCAGGCCTCCTACAACCTGATCCACGATTGCGCGCAAGGTGGGATCGACGTCATCAACTACACGACGTTCCAGACGCAGCCCACCAACATCACGATCTCTTACAACGTCATCTACCGGGTCAACATCGGCATTCCGATCTGGGACGCGCAGACCCTGACGATCGTGGGCAACACCATCTTTCAGGGGACCGGCACCAACTCGCAGGGGTTCGGCATCCAGAGTCTGGACACCAACGTCAGTAACCTGACCTTCCAGAACAACATCATTGCCGGCGCCTGGACGCACCCCGTACAGGTGAGAACCACCAAGGCCATCTGGACCGCGTTTGACTATAACGATGTGGTGCCGGCGGGAACGGAGGTGGTCTTCCAGGCAGGGACCTCTACCTCTCAGACCCTGGCCCAGCTCCAGGCACTCAGCCTGATGCAGCATGGCATCACGGGTGACCCATTGCTCGCTTCCCCGCCAGCGGACCTCTCCCTGCAGGCCGGGTCTCCGGCTTTCGGCACGGGAGCGAATCTGGGGACGACGTACCAGCAGGCACTGCAGAGTTCCTCGGTGTGGACAAGCCAGGTCAACCTCGGGCCGCAGAGAACCCAGTGGAACATGGGGGCGTATTTATGACAAAGCAGGTATTCCGCACGCAGGGTTTCGGCTCGGCGCAATCGCAATCGCTCGGCAAGCCCGCGGCGCGATTTCCGGGAGCGGTAGCGACCGACAGCGATCTCGCGATTGCGGTCGACCGGCAGCAGACCCTGCTCGCCACGACGCTCGACAGCGTCTCGACCACGATGACCGTAACCGACCCCTCCTCGATCACCGCATACAATCTGCTCTCGATCGATTCGGAAATCGTCAAGGTGACGGGGCCGCCGGCCGGCGGTGTTGTTCCCATACAGCGGGGATTCGACGGTACGGGACCGGCCACGCACCTCGCGGGCGCGATGGTCTGGGGATTTATCGACGCCTGGCATCACAACGCGCTGGTTTCGGAGGTCGAAGCCATCGAAAGCGCGCTCGGGCCGCATCTCTCCAGAATTCCGGGCTCTCCGTTCATCCCCATTCAGCCATACAATTTTCAGCCGATTGCGCCCGGGGGCAATCTGATAGCCGGCGCCAACGTCATCACATTGGCTCCCGTGCCTCTAGGCGTGAACGGTTCAGATGCAAACCATTGGCTGTACGTCCAGGGAGGCACGGGCGCGGCGGAAGCCGTGCAGATCATCGGGGGCACTGCGGTGTCAGGGGCCGCGTCGGGGACCATAATCGCCAATTGCGCGAATTCCCACACGGGGGCCTGGACGATCCAGAGCGCCTCCGCCGGGCTGATGGAAGCCTGGACGGCGAACGGGGGCGTGGGCTGCTTCTTGTTTCCGGCTGGGATATCGCTTCTTTATTATCCCGTGACCCTTCTGGGTAACATCTCCCTCCACGGCATGGGGCAGGGGGCCAGTATCGTTAAGACGGCCGGAGGTCTGACCGGCGACTGGCTTTACCTGAAAAGCCTTACCGATAGCAGTTCTCCTTATGTCGATATCGGAGATTTCACGTTGATCGACAATACCGCCACCTTCCACACTGCCGGTTCCATGATTCGGATTGCGGGCAAGAGCCTGGGCCAGGTGAGCAATATCGAAATTGAACGGGGCTGGGATGGGATTATTTACGACAACTGCCCCGGGTCGATCGCCAGCTTTGCGCTGCATATCGGGTGCGCCAGGCATGCGATATACATAAGCACGTTCGGAGGCAACTATCCCTCCGTGGCGGCGAGCGGGGGTATTTTCTCCAGTTGTTATCTGGCGAGTTCCACCTCCAACAGTTCCTGCATTCAGATTGAAGGGCCCACAACGACGATCGAATTCTCTTGCGTCTCGGCGCAGTGCATTCCATCAACCCCGGGGAACGTCTGTTTACAGTTCGACAGCACAAGCGTTAACCCATCGGGGGAATGCACTTTCACGGGGTGCATATTCGACGCCGCCGGCAAGGGGGTGGCGATTACCGGAGATTCCTCGGGCTATACGATCGGCTGGTTGATCTTCGATGGGTGCGAGATCAATGCGACCGAGGCGGGCCTATACATCACCGGCAACGTCCAGAACGTGTACTGGAATGGCGGATTGATAAAGGCCTCGGGCGGCACCAGCAATACCCCGGTATATATCGGCAACGGAGTCGGGGTGCCCAAGAATATTCAGATTCGTAGCACCTCTTTGTCTGGAACCGGCACTTGGGCATTCAACTTCGATGTCGTATCGAACATCCAGATTCAAAACTGCCCGGTCGGGCTGGAAGGTACCGGGCCGACCACATTCCTTGTCATATCAAACTCGCCTAACAGTGTTGTGGTGGAGAACTGCAACATGGCGGCGTGTACGGCCGGAAAGATTACCAGTACCGGGGGCACCCTTTCAGCCGTCCGAGTTACCGACTTCTCTAATTCCTGGAAAGTCGCGGATCTTCTAGCGCTCGCCAACGGCTCGACCGTTATGTGCAGCGACGGCACGGCGGCCAACCCCGTGGCGGCCGGAGGGACGGGTTGCCTCGCCAAACGCTTGAATGGGGTCTGGGTAGGCAACTGACGGAGGGAGAAATGGCAGAGTTTAATGCAGCCCAGTTCAATGCCGCCGTATTCGGCGGGAGTGCGTCTTCTGCTATTTGCAATATCAAGGCCGGAGACGTGCTCTATATCGCCTTCCGCGAGGCACGCATTCTAAAGCGTCCCCAGGCCCTCAATTCGGCTAACGAATTGGCGGACGGCATGATCTTCCTCAACCAGCAGATCAACTACTGGGCAGCCAGGGGTTGCTACGCATGGACCAGCACGTTTCTGGAGTTCACCCTGACGGCCGGCCATCAGCCGCACCTGATCGGACCCAACCTGATTCCACCGGACTTTTCGGTGAATATGCGGCCGATCGACATTTTGTCCGCCAACATCATCCTCCCGGGAGCGAGTCCGGTGGACTCGGCGGTAGCCCTCCGGGATAACGCCTGGTGGGCCGCCAAGAGTGCGAAAAAGATAACGAGCAACATCCCGACC